CGCTCTTGCACGTCTTCCCGTTGGAAGCGTTGGAAGAAGTGTAATGCTTCGATCCGGTGAAGGTCACAACGTCGCCCACGGCCAGCCCTGCGGCCGCCTCGTTGCCGCCGCCGCTTTCCGGCTTGCTGTCGCCGCCCGCTCCCAGCCTTTTATTTACCTCTGCGGCGATTTCGTCATGCAGATTGTAAAGGTAATCGCCGGGGCAAGACTTGTTTGCAAACCAGCGGTGAACGGTCATGTTCTGTTTGTCGGTCTGCCCGATCAAAGACTTGTCGCCGCGCCAAAGCAATTTTTCAATGCCGTTGCGCTGGCAAATATCCGTCACAAGGTCAAGCAGGGCCGCATACGCCTTTTCGGTGACGGCGTAAGGGTGTGTTGTGTCGCTGGCAACCTCGATCGTGATTGCGCGGTTGTCGTTGGACGCGGAAGAACTGCACCACGAACGATCTTTTTCCTCAACGGAAAGGCCGATCGAACCATCCTTGCCAACGACGTAGTTTGCGGAACAATCCCGATCCGTGGTATAGAAATAATCGCAACCCTGCTTCGCTGTCCATTGGCCGACAATGCAATGAATGGTGATGGTGTCGATCTTGTTCTTGCACGGGCTTGTCCGGTTCGGGGAAATCCGCGTATATGTTACCAATTTGCTATTGCTCATGATGAAGCCCCCTTCAATGCTCTGCGTCGTGATCGTGAGAACGGGCGCGGCCCGCTCCCATTTCGTCAAGGCGTTTGTGCGCCTGCTTCGCGGACGCTTCCACGGCAACCAGCCGTTCCACAAATTCCGTGTTGGTTTTCCGCTGTTCGCGCTGTTCTGCCTTGATGTCGTCGATCCCGCCCTTGATATAGCCGATTTCGGTTAATACCGTAGCGTCCCGCCGCGTTTCGTCTTCGGTGTCCTTCGTCTTGTTGCGGGCGAAGGCGGCATATCCGAAGACGATTGCGCAAACGGTGCTTATAACCGAAATCACGGTCAAAATCTGTTCCATGCTCTCACCGCCTTTACTCCACCTTTTCCCATTGCCACATACCCGCGGTATCGGGCGGGTATACACAATCGGGCATATCCAGCTTTGCAAGGTAGATTTCGCCCTTGTAGCTGTAATATAGGCCCTCTTTGACGTTTACCAGCACGCCCGCGGTTTCGGGGTACGGGATCGGATCGTCAAGCGTTCCGGTGTGCGAAAGCTCCACATGCCGATAATAGGCGAATGTGGTTGCCACGGGGAACGCGGCGGCGTTGGACGTGTGCGGCGCGACGATCTCATAATAGAGGCCGTCGCACTTGATGATTTCGCCCTTGTTTTTGTATTCGTGGTTGTCCTTGAATTCGTCATAGTCCACGACGGACGTTGACACAAGGATCATATCGTCGGTAATGACGTTTGTTCCCGCCGCGCGATCCTGCATGATCTGCGCCTTAAAGGTCATGGAAAGCAAAGCGGCGGTTCCGTCGCCCGCCTGCTTTACTTCGCCAATTTCCCTTTTCAGCTCTTCGGTGTTGTCCGGTTTATCTTTTCTGTGTGTTACGCTCATTCAAAATTACCCCCGATCGAAGAAATCCACACTTCGGAAATCGCGTCCGCGCGGAATACCGTAACGCGGATATTAAGGCCGAATTCCACCGCCGCGTTTTCCGTGTTCTCGAATACGTGCGCCGTACCCTGCAAAACCGAATTCGTGCAATCCTCCCAAATGGGCGCGGGATCAAAGGGATTGTTCGTTACCTCCACTTTGAACGTTGCGCCCGCGGGAATGCTTCGGGTAACAACCACATTTACGCGCTTCGGCTGTGCCAGCGCGGAAAGCGGGGTTTCAAGGTACACAACAAAGCCGTCGATCGTCTTCGTGAAGGTCAGCGTGCGCACCGCGGAATTGCCCGCGCTGTCCGTGGCCGTGATCGTGATTGTGTGAACCTCGTTTGAAAGGGCGGTGAAATCGTTGTCCGCAAGCGTCAAGTTATTCGATTGTCCCAGCACGGGGGAATAGCTTTTCAGCGTGCGGCCGTCCACCGCTTCAACCACGGTCACAACGTCGTTATCCGGATCGGTTACGGTGTAGGCGTAGGAAAAGCCCTCATGCTTTGCGCCAAGATCGGAATTCTGGCCGGAAATGACGGGCGGTTGATTATGCACCACCGCCGCCGCGTCCGAAGTGATATACGCGCTTTCGTTGCCGTAAGCGTCGCGGGCCTTTACGCGGTATTTAACCGTATTCCATGCGGTTGATACGGTTTCGGTGAATTCCCGCGCCGCGGAAGCCTGCACTTGCGTATAGCTCCCGTTGTTGTAGGAACGTTCAAAAATATAGGTGATCGCGTCATCTTCCGGATCGGTTGCCTCGCCGCATGATACGGTTACGGTCTGGCCGCTGTAACATGTGGCCGGAACCGAAATGCCGGACGGTGTGGACGGTGCTTCATTCCATAGGAATTCATAATTGCCATTGGCATTCGTGGTATCAGATACCAAGATTGCAGAATTCAGATTACAAAGCGGGCGCACGCCGCCGCCGCCGTAGTACGCGCTGCTGCTGCTCAACGCCCCCGAAGAGCGGACACTGCGCACGCTGCACGAACCGCCGGAATCCGGCGTGCGTAGCCACCAATACCACGCGGCCGTAGTAGCCGGATCGGAAGCATACTGCGACGTGTCAATGCACGCTTGCGTACAATACGCAAGGCGGCTTGTGTTGTCGCTGAACAAGGCCAGCTTTTCACCTTCGGCAATGCTGTTTTCGTTGGCAAGGCCAACTTCCGTCGTGGACGCAAGGAACATTTTTGCGGCGACGGTTTCATAACTGCCGCCGTCCGTCACGGTGTTTTTAACAACGGTCAACGTGGTTTCCAGCAGGGCCGCAACAAAATTGTCGTCCAGCATGGCAAGGAAGCCCGCCCAGCTTGCATAAGGGTTTACGGAAACGTTGGTTGTGGTGTCCGGCGATTGATCCGCGCTGTGCTGTGCGCTGTACCATTGGCCCGCCGCCGCGTTGCTGTTCAGCCATTGAAGGATATTGGAATACAAGAAGCGGTTGTTGCCGTAGCTCTTGCGGTTGCTGTCGCTGTTGTTCGGTTCCTTTGCGTCGAAGGGCAACAGCGCAATGATCTTGTCGGTAATCAGCGTGATCGAATTCGACGGATACCCAGTGTGCGCCTTGTCGGCCATTTTGAAGGTGACGTATTGGCCTAATATGGATTGATACGCCGATTTTACGGGAACTTCAAACGTTGCGCCCACGGCCAGCGCGTTTAATGCCTGTGACATGTCTTCATTCCTCCTTTATTGAAGCAGAACCGCCGCCGCGCTGTTTCTGCACGACGGCGGTTTGCCCGTATAGTCCGTTATAGTATTGATCCATGTTCCGGATAAGGTGATAGCAATTCCCCTTCGACGCGTGGCCGCGCCAGCTTTGATAAGATTGCGCCACCGTGTCCGGCGTGATCCGGCCCGCTTCAAGCAGATTGTGCATTTTCTTCAACTTGCGGCGGGCGTTGTTCTTCGATTTCCGGCGCACCTTCCGGATTACCTTTCCCGTTTCGGTTATGTAGGTGTGGAAGCCCAAGAAATCAATGCCGTTTTTCAACGGTGAAATGCCTGTTTTCGCATTCAGCGAAAGCCCGATTGCGTTTACATGTTTTTCAATCTCCTTCCAGCAATGGCGCAAATATTCCTTGTCCTTATGGATCAAATAGAAATCGTCCATATATCGGCCGTAGAACTTTATGCCCAATTTTTCTTTGATGAAATGATCCATCGGGGAAAGGTAAAGCAGGGCGAAGAGCTGTGACGATTGATTGCCGATCGGAATACCTACATTCCCTTCGGTGCTGTCAATTATCATGTCCAGCAACCAGAGGCAATCCGGATCGGTTATGTATCTGCGGATTAAGAGCTTTAACGCGTCGTGCTTTATGGTGTAGAAATACTTTGAAATATCGCATTTCAACACCCAGCCGTCAACACCATTCACGCGGTAAAACTTCCGCATAAACTCTTCCAACCTCTCAAGCCCGAAGTGCGTTCCTTTGCCTACTTGCGAAGCGTAGTTGTCCAGAATGAAGGACGGCGCAATGCGCGGTTCAAGGACGTTATCGCATAGCGCGTGTTGCACAACCTTGTCTTTGTAGCTGTTCGACATGACAACCCGCTCTTTCGGCTCATAAACCTTGAACGTGTTGTATGGCGAAAGCTGGTATCTCTTCGTGCGTAACTGTTCGCTTAATAGGGCAAGGGCTTCAAGCAAATTCACTTCAAACTTCGCCGCCGCTCCCTTCCAGCGTTTGCCGCGCCGCGCTTTGCGGTATGCGCGGTATAGATTTTCAAAATCATAGACTTTTGCGTAGTCGCTCATGGTAAAAAATGCTCCTTGCCGTGTATAACTTCGGCCTTGCCGCTGGGCAATGCCTCGGTATCGGCAATCTTGTATTTGTCCCTGCCGTGGATAGCAGGGAAGGGAAACGCCTTCCTTTGATGGTGGCACTATGTTTTCGGCCGCGGCCTACTCTGTCAAGTGATCCACCGAAGCGGGCGCACGCCGTTGTTGCCGTTGTACGCGTTGTTGTTGTTCAACGCCCCCGAAGTGTTGACATTGCGCACGTTGTACGAATTGCCGGAATTCGGCGTAGGCGGTACACGATCAAGAAAAGCTCCAAGACGTTCCCCGAACGGTTTTCAAGCTCTCGTTTTGTCCCGCTTCTTCCACGCGGCGATCATGTACTTTACTTCAAGCGTCAGTTTCGACCAATATTCACAACTGCGCATTGAGATAAAGCCCATTTCCTGCGAAAGCTCTATGAAAAATAGAAGCTCCTTGCAATAGGTCAACGCCTTCGCTTGAAGCCTCTGCCGTTGTCTGAATTCGTCCGCTTGCCGCAAATCTAATTCGTTCGCTTCAAGCGTCAATTCATAAATATCAACCGCTTTTTCCTGTATGCGGTTCACCAGCGTAAAACGGTACTTTTTCGGGTATCGTTCCGTGCTGTTCGTGATTGTGAAGGTGTGCTTTACAAGGTCTTTCGCCTTCACAATCACATTGAATTCGGAAGGTTCCTTGCGCTCCCGCTCCTGTCCCTGCATTCATGCACCTTGCCTTTCTGATCCGCTCCAAAAGTGCGGTATCTTCTTCGCACCCCTCAAAATCGAACCCCGCCGCCGTTATGGTTATGCGGGCTTCGTGAAGCGTCGGCGTGATCCCGCGGATTGTCACCGCCTCGCCGCCGCATGTGTCGCACGGCGGCCGAAGCTCAACGAACATGTTTCCGATCACGCACGATAATTCCGCGGGCTTGCAGGCGCACCGCGTCAACATTCGATCCTCTGCAATGCTTCGTTCCATACGCCCGTTGACACAATGCCGTCAAGGTTATCGAAGAGGATCAAGAACGGGTTTGTTGAAATGTCATTGAATAGCACCGCTTCGATCATTTCAATTCTGGCCGTGTTGGTCTGAATGAGGTTGAGCAAATGCGCTTCGGTGCTTTCGTCAAGGACATTCTGCAACATGGAAAACCACGCGTTGAAGTCGTTTTCCGCGTTGGTCTTAAATGCCGTCATGTAGGCTTGCAGGGCCGCATACTGTTGATCGCCCTGCAAGGCAAGGGAATTCATATAGGCTACAAGATCGCTATACTCTGCCTTCGACATGTCTTTGTAGTCTTCAAACCACGCGTTCAACTGCGCGTTGAATGCGTCCGTGTCGATCTGCTGAACAACGCCCGCCACCATGCCGCAAAGCGACATATCAAGGCGGCGATCGGTTATGACGGCCTGTGAAATGGCCGTAACGCCCGCGCCTACCAGCACGTCAGCAAGGCATAATTCGTATGCGTCCGCGTCCCTCTGCAATTCGGGCGCGACGGGGGAAGCCGAAGGCGTTGAAGACTTCACCGCAACGGAAATTTTGCGTTCGGTCAAATCCCAGCGCACAACAATTCGGTCAATCCTGTTCAACACGCCGTCCGCTGTCGCCAGCGTAACGGAAAGATCGCCCGTGTTGTAGTAGAAATAGCCGTTGATCCACGCCTTGCCAGCCTTCACCGTGACAACCATTCCCGAACCCTCTACAACTTGCAAATTGGAAGAGGGGACGGGGAACACGCCGTTTCCGATGAATGAAGCGAAGTATTCTGCCCATTCTTCCGCGCGGTACACGCGATCGCCGGAAACAGAATTGAAAAAACTTGATTTTTCCATATTTACACCCCTTTATTTTGTAATCTGCCGTATCTGCGTAAGCAGGGCGGGCAAGCTCTCACCGAAAGTTATGTCTATTTCCTGCATGTTCTGCTGGTAGGTTTCGGCAATCTCTGTGATCCGCACATTGATCTTGATACCCCACCGTTTATTTACGCACGTGACGCGATCGCCCAAGTCGTAATCTTCACGATACTTCAAATTCGCGTGCGTGTTGATCTTGCTGGCAAAACTCAACGTTTCGGCGTATTGTTCCAGCTCCGACGCGCCCCGCTCGGTCAAGCACTCCAAATATTCCGCGTCCGTGCGCGTGATCTCGGTGTCGTCTTCCGTGCGGTACGTCTTCGTTATGTCCGTGGCGTTTACAAACACTTCTTCACGGTCAAGGCCCGCCGCCGCGCCGCCCACTTCGGCCACAACCCGCGGTTCTGCTTCCTCGCCGCCCACGTAGGCGGTTGTTTTGAGATTTTCAACGCTATTCGTGTATTCCTGTTCAACAATGTTGTCGAATTCCTGCGAAAACACGCAAGGCGGGTTTTCCGTCTGATCCGCGGTAAGGTTCCGGCCCTCATACACGCTAAAATAATGCAGGCCCGCGCGCACGTCGGTTCGCATACGGAAGCCCAGCTTTGCGGCCTTCGCCGCCGTTTCCACCGCAAGAAGCGCATTCGTGAACGGCTCCGACGTGTATTCAATCACGCCGCTTCCGGTGTCCGCGTCGTCCGGATCAAGAAGCACGTTCGGGATCGCGCGGCCCGCCGCCGCGGGGGAAATAACATTTTCGTTCACAATGCGGTATAGAATATCTTGCGTCCCGCTCCGCGTTATGATCTGATTGCGCACAATGCGCTTGCCGATCCAGCGCGTGACAAACTTTCCTTGCGCCTCGATCTCTTCAAGGCCCTGCGAATTCTTCTTGATGTTCACATAGAGGATTTCGGCCGCCTCGGTGTCGCCCCGCTTCACAATAAGGCGGTTTTTGAGTAGAAGGGCAACGTGCCGATCCGTGAACGGCACAAGCAATTTGAATTCGCCTGCCGCCCAATAACGGCGCGTCCAGATAAGGGAAGAAATCTTGTCGATCACGCCTTGCAACGTCATATCGGTATCGTATATATACAGCTCCATATATCACACCCCCAAATAAAGATCATCGTGATATATGGACACTTCCAGATTTTCAAGGTTTGTTTCCGCTGAATATCTGAAAAGGTTATCGCCCGCCGAAAGCTGTAAATATGAGCTGTCAACGTCGATGTATCGGAATGCGTCTGAAATGATCCCGCCGCGGTTCAAGGTGACTTCCTTTTCACCGTAACCCGTGGATATTGTCAGCACGTCGCCCGCCTGCAAGGTGATATTCAGCTTGATAAATTCCTGTGTGTCCACGTTCAAAAGCTGGGGATTTACCACCACGCCCAGCGCGCGGAACTCGACGCGAATTCCCGCTTGCACGTCGCCGTCGTTGTAGACGTTGACGATCAATGAAGGTTGCCTATACCCAACTTGCCAGCCCTCCACAATCGGGATTTCTTCGGGGAATTCAAAGCCGCCAAGCCATGTCGCAATATCGTTTCGCACCTTGCTTTCCTTGCGCCAGAACGGATTAAGGCAAAGTAATTGCACGGTGAAATCTTGAAAGATCGCCTTGCGGCTGAACACGGGCGCGTTGTCTACCTTGCAATCAATAACGCGCTTGAAGTCGCCGTATTCGTAAGTGAGCGTTGCCGCATACTGCGGATTAAGAACGCGGTTCATGCGCCTGCGGTATTCCCGCATACGGTCTTTGTCCCGCTCCTTGATACTGCCCACAATCTCAATTTCGCGGCTTTCAATGCGGTTTCCTAAATAGGTGTCGCCATCCTGTCCCATGCTGTTTATGCTGTAAATGGCGTTGCGCACGTCGGAAAGGCCGCTAACCTCGTTCGTGTGATAAACGGAAGCGTGGGAAAAGACAAGGCTTTCCCCACGCTCATTCGTGTAAGTCAGTATTTCAATTTTTCTTGCCATTATGCCATTACCTCCCGCGCAATCATTCGGAACTGCTTTGCCGCCTCGCGCTGTTGCTGTGCGTAGCTGGTTTCGTTCGCATAGATGTTTTGAACCACTTGCACGCCGCCGCCGTTGTCATTGCGCCGCACGCGGCCGGAAGGCTTGCTTTCCTTCGGCACGGTTGAAGCCGTGGCGTTGCGGATCGTCTTTTCAACGTTCATCATTTCGCGGGCGAAGCCGTCCCCTAAACCTTCGGCCATGTATGCGCCGATCCCCGCAAACACCTTCGACGGGGAAGAAATCTGCATTTCAGCTTCAACCGCCGCCACGATCGCGCGCATCATGGATCGCACGTTGCTTTCCAGCCAGCTTCGCATATTCTGGAAGCCCTGCCAAATGCCGCGCACCATGTCTTCACCCGCGGCCGTGAATTCGGAAACAAAGCCGTTTATCGCCGTAAGGATCGGTTGCACAATCTGCGGAACCTTCGCCGTGATTTCGGGTATTCCCTGCACCATGCCGGACGCTATGGCCTTGTCGATGTCCACGCCTGCGGTTCGGAATTTCGGTTGCTGGGCGGTGAATGCGGTTATAATCGGCTGTACGATCTGCGGAACAATGTTCGTGATATTCGGCACGCCGGACACCATGCCCGAAGCGATATTCTTTGAAATATCAATGCCGATCTGCTTGAACTGCTGGGCCTTCGCCGTTAAGCCCGTTACCACGCGTTCCACAATGGCCGTTACCGCACCGTCAAGCGCGCCGATATTCGCTATGATACCGTCATTGACAGCGCGCACGGCCTCTTCCGCGGTGATCGCGCCCGCGCTTCCCATTGCGCCCTGCATGTCTGCGGAAACGCCGGACATTTCGCCGCCGAAGCCTTCCCCAACGCCCGCGGCCATGTTGCCGCCGATGTCAGCGAATACCGTTGACGGGGAATGAATGCCCAAGAAGTTTTTGACGCTCGACACAATGCCGCTGAAAAATCCGGACACCTGTTCATATAGCCATGAAGCCGCGTTTTGAATACCCTGCCAAATGCCGGAAACAATGTTGCCGCCGATCTCAACAATCTTGTAGGCCAGCGATCCGAACGCCGATACAATGCCTTCGATGATCTGCGGAACCGCCTTCACGATCTCAACAATGATTGTCGGCAAATTCTGAATGAGCGCGACGAACAGTTGCACGCCCGCCATGATAATTTGATCTATGTTCCCTATGAGCGCGTCGCATATCCCGCCGATAATCTGCGGGATCGCGGCGACAATGGTTGTGATGATCTGCGGCAACGCTTGAATGAGCGCAACCAGCAAATCAATTCCGGCTTGAATGATGATCGGTATATTTTCCATAAGGGCCGTAACAATGCCGTTGATGATTTCCGGAATGGCCGCCACAATCGCCGTTATGATCTCCGGAAGCGCGCCTACAAGGGCCGTTAAAAGGTCAATGCCCGCTTGAATGATCTGCGGTATGGCCGACAATAGCCCGTCGATAAGGCTTGTAATCAGCGTGGGCAATGCCTCGATCAATACAGGGATCGCCGCAATGATACCTTCGGCCAGCCCCATAACCAACTGCAACGCCGCGTCAATCAGCAAGGGGATATTGTCGATTAACGTTTGCACCATTGCAACCACAACTTCAACGATCTTCGGCAACAGTTGCGGCAAGGCTTCACCGATCCCGTTTGCCAGCGCAAGGATCACTTGCACCGCCGCTTCAAGAAGCAGGGGTAAAACACTTATAAGGCCGTCAATCAGCGACAAAATAATGTCGGTTGCCGCCGTAGCAATGGCGGGTAATGCCGCAATCAGTCCTTCCACAAGGGCGGTTATCATGTCCACCGCCGCCGCGCTGATTGCCGGAAGGCTTGCAACCAGCCCGTCAACCAGCCCTAACACGATTTCGGTTGCAAAGTCTGTGATTTTCGGAAGTATCGTTGAAAACTCTTCCACCAATCCAGCAAGGGCCGTTCCGAACGTGTCTGCCATCTTTGAAATATCGCCGTTTGCGGAAGCCGCGCCCGCTGATACCTCATTGACAAAATCGGAAAGGGCGGGCAACGCCTCTTCACCGATCGGAAGTACAAAATTTGTTTTCAATACGCGTCCAAGTCCGGACATTGCCGATCCGAAATCATCATATTTGACTTCGTTGATCGCGGAAAGTGCGTCGGTTGTGGTGCTGATTTCCCCGTTTAGGTTCGTCAACGCCTTCATGCCCTCAACGCCCAAATCCTCCCACATAGTCCCGAACAAGGCAACGCCTGCCGCGTTCTGCGCTAAAGGATCATCCATTGCGAACAGGGCCTTTGTAACGTCGTCAAAGGCTTTTGCGGCTTCGTCACCGCCTGCGGCGAAGGCCGCGGACATATCTTCCGCGGAAAGGCCGATTGCGGCAAACGCCTGCATTGTGCCGTCGCTTCCGTCTTTCGCTCTGATCCCGAATTCCTTTACCGCGTCGCCCAGCTTGTCCACGGAAAACGTGCCAGCTTCCGCGCCATTCGCAAAACTGTTGAACATGTCTTCCGCGTCCAGCCCTAAAGACTTGAAATGCACGGAATATTCGTTGATACTGTCCAGCAAATCCCCGTTTTTATCAAGCCCATTTTGCGCGCCCTGCGCGACAAGGTTGAATGCCTCTTCGCCCGTCATGCCGAATTGATCCATAAGCATATTGACGGCGCGCATTTGCTCTTGAATATCAAAGCCGAAAGTGTCCCGAAGCATAAGGGCGTTTTGTGTCATTTCTTCGATCTTCGATGGATCAACTTCGCCGGAAGTCTGCGCCACCGTCGCCATTGCCGCGGATATATCTTCAAGGCTTTCACCGAAATTGTTGTTGTATATCCGCAACATAGCGTCTTCAAACCCGTTTGCGGCGGCTTCCGCAATTCCCGTTGACGCTTCAAAATCGTTCACCGCGCCTTTCACTTCATCAGCGAAGCCCACGGCGTACCCGATCCCCGTAACCATTGCCGTTCCGATCGCGGCAACACCAACGCCAATCGCCTTCAATCCCGTTCCCAGCGCACCCGCTACGGAAGACACTTTGCCGCCAAGCCCATCCAGCGCACCGCCCGTTTCGGCGGCTTCGTCGGTCACTTCCTGCAACCCCTCGGAAAAATCTTCCGAAGCCGTGCGCGCTTCCGCAAGCTGGGTATCAAGTTTTCCGATCTCGTTTTGCGTCTTTACCATTTCGGCCTTTGCATTATTGAGATTGGTTTGCATTTTGCGGATCGCCGGATCGTTTTCGTCCAACGCTCCCTTAAATTTCTTCAAGGCGGCTTCGGCGGCGGCAACCGTCTTTTTTTGTTCTTCAAGCCGCTTGTTCAAAACGTCCTGTTTTGCGGTCAACGCCTCTATGCTGTCTTCGTTTCCTGCAAACTGCGCGGCGACAAGTTTCATTTCGGAACCGATTTCACGAAGGCTTGTGTTTATGTCTTTGCAAGCGTTCCTATATTCTTTTTCGCCTTCAACCCGTATTTCTGTTTTAATTTGGTCTTCCTTGCCCGCCATCCTTAACGCCTCCCTTCCTGCGAACTTTAGGCATAACAAAACCCCTGCACCAACCTTCGCGGTCAATGCAGGGGTTTAAGGTATTTTATTTTGTTAGTGATAGCGACACTTTTTACACTCTGTATATCCTTTTTGTAAAGCGTGTTCTAACGGTATGTATTCGGGGTTTTTCATGCCGGAACATGTTTGTTTGTAATGGTATTTTTTCCCGCCTTTTTCAACATAGACTTTGTAAGTCTTTTTATCGAAAGGCGGCGCGGCCGCGCCGTTTTCCTGTTCGTTGCCTCCTTTTTTGCGATAACCGACAAGAAATAAAACGGCGGCAATCGCTATGCCGCACGCGCCCGCCGCTATGTTGCCTTCCGTGAATAATGGAACGGAAGAAACAAGAAACAGCGCGGCAACAATCCAGAGGATCAATGCTGTTTTCTTCATCGTTTGAATAGCTCCTTTCCCAATATGCAAAGATTAAAGGCGTAGTCACCTTTGGGATATTATACCGTAAAAGGCACGTTACCGTCAACGCGGCATACCCATCTTTGGCATATTGAACAAGGGGAAGGAACTACAACCCCCCTAACACGTCGTCAATGTCCGCTTCCTTTTCGTCCGGCTTGAAGCGATCCGGATTGAATTCGCGGTGAATTCTGAATAGCGTTGTGATCTTGTACGGTGTCATGCGCCACACGTCACATTCCGGCCACCGTAGCAGGGTAACGCCGATATAAAGCAGGCGGGCAAGGTCAATTACTCCTTGCCCGCGTCCGCGTTTTTTCTCTCTTCTTCCGCGGATTCCGGATCGTCTTCGTCTTCGTCGGCCTGCGGCTCTGTCGTGCCGCTGTTGCCAAAGGCGAAGGCGCGGAAAATTGCGGTTTTTACCTCGTTGAAGTTGCCTGTGTGGATCATCCGGCCTACTTCCTTTTCGGTCAACTGCTCTTCGCCGTCGCCCGCCCCCTCATTGATAAGCAGGGTAAGCAACCAGCGAAGATTTTTAATGCTGTCTTTGCCCTTCAACACTTCGTCCAGCCTGTCAAAGCTTCCGAACTTGTCTTGCATTTCGTCAATGACGTTCAGCGAAAACAGCAAATGCCGTTCTTTATCAAGGACGATCGGCAAACGCCCGTCTTTAATCGCGCTCATAACAAAATAGGGGAAGCCCCGTTAAAGGGCTTCCCCGTACCTCCTTTTTTCTGTTATTTTAGCCGCCTGTGCTTGCGTTGTTCGGTTCACGAACGGCCGTGAACCAGCTTGCCGCCGCCGCTTCCGTAGGAAGGGCGACATGTTCAGCCTTCCAATTCCCATCGGGCCGTTTGATAAACTGCCCCGTGATTTCGGGCGTTGCAAATTCAATGCCATCGCCCTTCGTGGTGTAACTCTCGGAAGGAATGGCGAACTTCACCTTGTAAAGCCAGATGTACTTATACATGCCGTTCGCCTTCTTCGCGCGGAAGCCGATTGCCATATAGGGGGGATCGTCTGCCTCGCCCGCGTACACAACGTTGTCGTCGTCCTGCGTCTGTCCAAGAATGGCCGCAAGATCGGCGGGCATAAGGTCATTGACATTCAAGGTCAATTCGCCGGACACGAATTCCTTTACCACTTCGTCCGCGCCGTCGTCGGCGTAAAGGATCGCTTCGGCTACCTCAACGGACATTTCCGCGCTGATCGCCTTTGCCATGCGCACGGGCGCGCCGTAGCTCTCGTTGCCGCTTTCGTCAACGGTGATCGGCGCACGGTAAAGATCGCGCAAACCAATAGTTGCCATAGCTTTTATACCTCCAATTTTTCATAGAATTTTGCTTCAATCGGTACGTGATAAAATCCGGTGTCGCTTTCGTAAACCTCCGGATCAACCACGATCCCGTAGAATTCCGCGGCCTTTAACGCCCGCACCGTCCGACGTAGCAGGGCAATATAATCTTGCTTTGAATAGATGTCAACCCTATACGTGTATTCCGTGCCGTGCATTTCGTCGTCGGCCGCGTCCCTGTCCTGCATTAAAACAAGCTGGTACGTGATGTATGTACCAGCCTTTCCGCGGAAAACCAGCCGTGCCACATTGGAGCATTGCGCGGCAAGCGTGGTTTTCAACAAAGCGTCAACTTCATCAATCATTTTGTTGTTCCTCCCATGCCTGCCGCATTGCCTCTTGAACGTCCGGCGCGGCCTTTTCATTTGAACTTGTGAACCACGGGCGCGCGGGCATGTTGGTTCGGCCGTATTGATGGACAAAACCAACGGTTGCGTTCCGCTCCCCGCGGCGGTTCTTTCCGTGCGGGTACACTTCCACGCATTGCGCGTCGCCCTTTTTCTTCACGGACGTTTGCTTTATGGAATTGGCAAGATCGCCCGTGCTTCGATCGCCCGTGAATGTGCGGCGTATTTCTTCCTGCTGGGCTTTCACCAGCACCGCGCCGCCCGCTTTCAGCATTTTCGGGATTGCGGCGGTTGCCGCGGCCTCCCTGCGCGTGATCCGCTCTTGCAGGCCATCAATTCCGGTTACTTCAAACCGTGCCACCGTCGCCGCCTCCTTCCGTACCCTCGGAAGATCCCGCTTCGGTGTCTTCCTGCGGAACAACGGGAAGATCGGTCAACGTCAATTCGGTTATTTCGCCGTTCGCGCTCATGTAGGTTCGCAAAACCTTGTAACGCTTGCCGCCGATCTCAACCAGCCGTTGCCCGTCATGTTCCGCGGTGTAAATATCGGCTTTTAGCTCCGTCTGAACGCCTGCATTCGCGGCCTTCCAGAACTCCGAATATCCAACGCTTTTCACATTCCCGAAAACGGTTGTTGCCGTTTCCTCCCGCTCCACGGGGAAGCCGTTTGCGTTCGTCGCGTCGGCGGCCGCTGGTTCGGATAACGCGATCAACGTTACTTCGTCACTCCACCGCATGATAATCACCCGCCAGACTTAAAGAGCATTTCAGATAATCATACGCGGCGCGGTATTTTTCGCTGTCGTCGCTGTACCCGAAGTTTGCCTTTGCGTAAAGGATTATTGCGCGCGTGATAAGAGGATCGGCCGCCGCGGGCGGTTCACCCTCGGCGGCCGTATTCTCTGGAACGTTCACACCGACAAGGCGCAAATCGGCTTTGCAAGCGTCGATCAAGCCTTGCACTTCGTCGTCGAAGGCGGTTGTTTTCACGCGCAAGGCGTTTTTTACCTTGTCAAGCATGGCCGCTTCCTCCTTCCCGCATTACTGCTTCACGATGGTAACAAGGGAATTCACGTCAATTACCTTGCCGTCAACAAGCATGATCGCCTTCGTCACCATGTCGTCGGTGTCGTTGTCCTCATACTTCTTTACGGTCATGGTGTAATTGGTGTTCAGCAGATAATCGGAAAAATCGAAGAGGAAGGCGAACGCCTGCCCCGTAGTTGCGGTTGCCACGGAAGGCACATAATCGCACACGATCACGGGACGGCCCAGCAAGGCGCGTTCCGGTCTGCCCGCAATGCCATAATTCACGCGGCCTACAAGCTGGCCTGTTTCGTCCACAACGCCGTAATACTGCATGAAGGTCTTTTTGCTCATGCACCACACGGCCCCGCTTTCGTATGCCTGCGGCAAGGCGGCTTCGGCGTTCACAAGGTCAGCGTAAGAAGGCGTTGCGCTGGTAATGGTCTGATCCGCGGCGGGGGTTTCGGTAAGAATGCCCTTCGGCTTGCCCGTGCCGTCGCCGCTGATAATGGCCTGTTCGGTTGCCTTCGTCATGGCCTCGACAACGTTGTTGACAAGCGTTGCTTCAAAGGCCGAAATTGCCATAGTGTCCATTTCCAGAGAAACGGCCACGGCGCAACGCAACTTGTGATACGCGAAGGTGATACTTCCGGTTGCCTTTTTCTGCTTGTCGCTTCCCGCTCCTTCGGCAACCCACACCGCTTCGGGCTTCGCGCTGGAAGTAGGCACGGACACGCCGCCCTTGTACGCCGTGCGGGTAACAAGGGGAAGGATCATGCCCACGGCCTCCATTTTCTCAACGATCCGGTTCAGAACGGTTGTCGGGATCACCGCGCCGTTTTCCGCGGTCACGGAAACAGCATCCGCGCGGAATTCCGCGGGAATAGGCGTGCCGCGAAGGGCATACGCCATGAACGCGCGACGGTATTCCATCGTGTCAAAAGGATCGTCTTCTTTGGCCTTCTGTTCACCGCCAGCGGCGGCGGGGGAAGGGAAGGAACGGACAACCGCACCGCCGCTTCTGCCCTCCGCAATGGAAGTCAAAAGGGAAGTGCGCTTTTCGGCCGCCTCGGTCAGCGCGGCCCGCTCTGCTTTCAGCGCGTTCACTTCGGTTTCAAACGCGGTCAACTGCTCCGCGGTCAGCTCTGCGCCCTTCTGCTCGATCTCGGTTGCGATTGCGGCAAGGCGCGCTTCGATTTCCTGCATTCTGTTCATTTGTCATACCTCCAACATAATTTTGATTTTGAGTAGTTGTGCTTGCCGCGCTAACGCCTCCCGTTTCTCGGTTTCGATCGCTCCGTCGATCCAAGAGCGCGCGGAAATATCGGTATCGGCGTTCGCGGGATAAGACACCGCGGAAACGTCGTAAACCTTCTTGATCTTCATAATCGTTCGCGTGTGCAAATACTTGTCGTAGAAGTCTTCGGCCACCGTGAACGCCCACGACATTTTATAGATCAAGCCTTTTTCGATCGAAGCGTAAAGGCTCTTTGCCTCTTCGATAACGCCAAGATCGGCGGCAATAAAAAGGCCGCTTTCCTGCGGCTCTACCAGCAGGCAAGGCGGCTTTCCCTTTGCCATTTTGTTTCGCGCGAATACCGTTCCGGCGTGATCGTACTGCATGATTACGTCCGACAAATCCGCGCCGTCAAGGGCGTTCCGGTCTATCATTTCGTAATACTTCACGCCTTCGCTTTCAAACAATTCATACGGTTCGTTGAACGTGGTTGCGAAGCCCTCAACGTAAAAATCCGTATCAAACCGTTTCTTCGGCGGTGTCGCCGTTCCCGTCGCCGTCGCCAGCGCGTCCGGCCACAACGCCGCCAGCGGTTGCGCCATCATGCGGTATTCCCGCCCCGTCACTTTCGGCATGTGTGTTCGCCTCCTTTCCAAGTTGTGACACTTCGATATATTCCTTGCGGATATAATACTTTTCGCCGTCCTCCACGTGCGCCATGTTCCAAATATCCATAACGCCGTTACGGTTCAGCAACCCGCGGTCAAAAAGTTGTGTCGATATGTTCAGCTTCGTTTGATTGCTGGCATATTGAAGCCTATTCGCCGTGAAGGTGATCGCGTTCCCGTGGGCGATTTCCCGCGGGGTAAAGGTCATATTCGACATGACAAGGGATAGTTGCAGGGCGAACGGCTCAATTTTCCCCTCATAAAACGCGTTCCATTGGTCTTCGTTGTAGCTGTTTTGCAGGATCGCGGCCGAAGTCCCGAAATAATTGAACACGTTTTCGTTGATCTGCGCCATCTGCGCGGCGTTCACGGTGAAAGGCTTGCTATCAACCTGTTTTACGTCCGCAAATTTGTTGTCGTAGATAATCATGCCGCTTTGATTATCTGCGGAAAGGTTGTCCGCGGTGAAGCGTTCCCGCTCCTTCGTGATGTCTTCCGGCGAAATCATGTTTGCGATCTTCGCAAGGAACCGGATCGAAGCCGAATTCTTCACGCCGTTTATGATCCCTTGATTGTGCGTGTGAATTAGCTTCATTGTGGGCCGCAAGGCCGCGTTCGTTTCCCCGAAAAAATCATCCTCATACTGAAATTGCGTAAGCACGCCCACGCGGTCAAACTCGATCGCCGCCCGCTGGCCGTTGGAAAACGTATAGCGCAAATACGGCGCGCCGCCCACGTCAAGCACTTCGCAATTCTGCGGCAAGAGGGGATAATACCCCACGATCCCGCCGAAATCGTCTTCAATTGGCACAATAAAAGCCGTGTTGTTCACGGCAAGGATCGTTGCCACGCGGTAAATGAATTTCGTTGTGTCTTGAAACGGATTAGGCTTGAACTGCAACGTTCGTTCAAGGTTCCTTTTTGCCGTTCCGGACACTTCCGGCTTCAATTTACTGCAAAACGTGGCAAAGGAATGTATGGCCGCGCGCGTGATTTCCATTTCATAGACGCTTTCGGGCGCATTCGTGAAAACGGGCGTGTACCCGTTAAGCATTTTGAAATAGCCCGTTGGAACAAGATTGCTTTTCGGCCGTTTGAATATGGTTTCAAATACTCCCATGTTTTAGATCACCCCGCATTTTTCAGCATTACGCCGATTTCGTTATAGTATTTTTGCCGAACGGTCATTGCGTCGATCACCGACACAAAGCCGTCGATCCGCGCCCGTTGTTCTATCTTCACGGGCCGGAATTTGCGCGTTTCCATGTTGTGCTTTAAGGCCACATTCAAGAAGTGCGCCTTTAACAAGCTGTTATCAGCAATCCGGAAATTGCCGTCAAGCAATATGCCTTCAAATTCGCGGATAACGCCCGCCAGATTTTCCCCTTGAAAAACGTCGTCCATGTGGAAGCCGTATGCCTTCATTTCGTCAACAAGGTATTGTGCGCTGTATCGGTCATAACCCACTTTCAACACGTAGATTTCGTATTTTTCTTTGAGCATGACGAACCAATTATACACGTCTTTGTAGTCAACATAGTTTTCGCCGGAAAGCGTTATAATGCCCTTTTTCACAAAGATGTCATACGGCACGCCGTCGATCGCCGTTGCCCGCTCGACGCGGTTTGCTGGCATGAAGAATTGTGTAAACGCATAGAGCTTCCCGCCCCGCTCCACAATGACGGTTGCCGCCGTAAGGTCTGTTGTCTGCGAAAGGTCAATGCCGCCCACGGCATAGGATTTCCGGAAGTCTTCAAGCGTGAGATCGGCCGCCGCTCCCTCCACAACATGCGCGTCAAGCCACGCAATAGAAGAATTCTGCTTGATGTTGCAATACTTCGTCAAGAATTCGGCCTTTTTGCTGGCCGACATTTCCGCAACCGCTATTTCCTCGCGGAAGAAATCTGCCGACACTGAAACGCCCATGTTCGGGTTTGCCTTTTTCAGCTCTTCAATGTCGTTCCATTTTTCCACGTCGTCAATCATGTATAGGAACGGCAAAAGGCGGCGTTCCTTGCTGTTGCCCTTCAAGAAGGCCGTGGATCGCTTCATCAATTCATCAAAAATGCCGTCGTTTTCATATCCGGCCGTGCTGATGGAAAGGATCAACGGTTGCCGCCGCGCGCCAAGCGCGGATTTCATAACTTCGTATTGCTTCAAACCGCCGTCGCCGCGCCAGCTTGCAACCTCATCGTTGACAACCAAGTGCGGATTGAAGCCATCAGATTTTTTCGCGTTGAAGGCCAGCGGCTTTATAACCGTGTTTGTGTCCTCAATGTAAATATCCGAACGCCGCTTCTTCGCCAGCTCCGAAAGCTCCGGTTCCTTTTTGAGCATTTGAAAGAAATTATCATAAACGATGTTCGCTTGTTCCAGCTTCGGCGCAAGGCAATAAATCTTCGCCCCGTATTCGCCGTCAAGATAGGCCATGTAAGCGATCACCGCCGACGCGAAAAGCGTTTTGCCGTTCTTCCGGCCTATGACAATGAACACTTCGCGGAACACGCGCAAGCCGTCCGCGTCCACGATCCCGAAGATCACCGACACGCAAGCCTTTTGCCATAGCTCCAACTTCAACAAATCTTCGCGGCCCTCGCAATGGTGACAAAAGTTTTCTATGAACTTGATCGCCTTGTTAGCTTTCTTCGCGTTGAAGAAGTATTCGCCTTTTTCAAGGCCCGCAATTACGATTTCGTAAACCAGCCGAACCCATTTGCCAACCGTATATTTCCCGCTCTGAATGCCCGAAAAGTATTCAAAAATGTAATTTGAAAACGGCATTTATTCGTCCCTCAATGCCTGCAATCTACTTTCTTTTTTCTTTTCGGGCGGCACAAGATCGGTTAATTGCTTGATAATGGCGGCATGGTTTTTCGTCATGGCAATGTGCGTTTTCACCGCGTCGCTTTGCTTCGTGCCTTTTTGGTTTTCGCCGTTCTGATACTCCACAATGTAGCCTTCTTCGTTGATGATCTCTTGTAGCTCTTCCAGCGAAACGGCCATGAATGCGGCGTTTTTGATAAGGCTTTCGACGGTCTGCAATTTATTTTTGTCAAGGTCTTTGAAGACACGCTTTAACCGTGTGATCTCGCGCTTGATTTTCTGATCTTTCGTTAAGTCCTTCTTTGTCGCCACAAAAACACCCCCTTTTCCGGCCCTACCACACCCCCCCTTTGCACGTACACCCGTTATGCGCGCGCCTGCGGGGTAAAATTAACCTCCCGCCCTCGGTGTTCTTCCCTCCCTAACGGCGCGCCGAATGGGGGGGATATACAAGATTGCCTTGCGCGTCGAAGGC